AACGTCATCCCTTAAATTAACTGTTACAGGATCCCAAGTGTGTTTACCAATGATATTAATCTTTGAGTTGTAAACGTCTACAGGAATCTGTTCGAAGTTAACGCTTGGACGGGTAATATCCATTACCTGTTTAGTAAGCTCTGAACGTGATGTTGAAACACCAAAGTTTTCAAAACTCACTCTAAAGCGATATTTAAGTTTTGGCATAAGCAAACCTTGTGCTGAAGCACTTTGGCCGCCTGCTAGAGGAACAGTAAATTTGTTCAATGAACTTACTGACATTTGTACGTCTCCTTTAATTGTATTATACTATTATTTATCATATACTGGAACCAAAAAAATAGGCGCTCTAGGCGCCTATTTTAAATGATTTAATTAAATTTATACGCCTGATATCGATCCAGTATTTTGAATTCTAACCGGTATATAAATGAACTCTACTGCTTTAACAGGTTCAACAGCTACGTCAATATAAAGTTCGTTTCTGTCTATTCTGTCTGAAGTATTGTTAGTTTCGTCACATACTACTAGGTAGTCATATAAACCACGTTTAGCAACCAAGTCATTCATTAGTGACTCAACAACACCTTTAACTTCGTCTCTAGTTAATTTGTCGTTTGGTTCAAATACAAATGGTTTTGTAATTTCGCCTAGTCTTTCTCTAATGTAAGCTACTAATCTAGCAACGTTAATTCTGTCTAACGCTGAAGCAGAGCTATGTCTTGTTTTGTTACCAAAGTTAAGTATACCAACACCTGGGAAGAATGAAATTGGGTTAATTTTATTTTCATAAAGAGTATCTCTTAATGATTCTCTAACACCAATTGTTTTAAATTCACCTTCTGCTGTATCAATATAACCTAATGCTGTAGCATTGTCTACGCCACCTCTTCTAGTACCTGCTGGAGCAAACCAAGGAAATGAAGCTTCATCCGAACGTAACATTGTTCTTAACGCCATATGTGTAGCCGGAACAACAATTTTGTTGCCGTCTAAGTCTGTAGTGTTACCTGATGGATAAAACACACCTAAGTATGTGTCAGCTGTAACTAAACCGTTGTCATTGTTATCAATAGCAAGTTTAGTATTTGTTGCCCAGTTTTGAATATCTGTGCTATTTGGTGCTAGTCTAAACGGAGCGTCACCTAGGATAAATCCTGTGTTACGTCTTTCGTTATTTAAAGCAACCAAGTCAGCCATTAATTCAGCATATCCTGGAGCAACCAGTACGTTAAAGTTACGTTGTTCTTCACGGATTTCACTTGATGTTTTAACAGCTGATTTCATCGCCGCTACAACAACATTTCTCTGAGCAAGTCTACCAGCAAATGGTGAACCGTCATTTTGTAATCCTGAAATAGTTACCCAAGCATTAGTTTCCGCTGGTAAAACTTTACCTGGGAACGCTGTAGCATTGAAGTAATTTTTAGTGTATTGTTTAACGTTGTTTGAACTACGTCTTAAGTTAAATGCTAACATACCTTTTGGATATAAAGAGGCACTTGGAGCATCTAAGTCTAAGTAGTCACTTGTTAATAATGTTTTAGTATCTGTCATAGGTGATGTTGTAACATCATCTGCGCCACTATCATGGAACCTAAAGTCGCCAAAATAAATACCATCTTCAGTTGTTTGGTCTGTATTATCAATAGCAACCCATTTGTCTTCAGAGTCAACTGATTCCCATCTGCTTAATTTAGGGAAGTTGTCTAAATCGCTTGAGTCTAACCACAAGTCACCGTATACTAAAGCTGTATCATCTGACTGTGTAGTTGGTGCTGTTGCCGAAACAAGTACACCGTCTGGTGAAGTGTTTGACAAATTAAAGCCTCTAGCATCTGAAGTTACTTGCTGATAACCTTTCCAAGCACTACCATCGTGTATCATAACATCAACTTCATCTACTGAACCGTTAAACCACATACGTTTGTCTGCTGGATCACTAGTTGGTTGTGTGTTACTTGCTGAGTAAGTAAATGCTTCCCAGTTACTAATAATTAAGTCACTGTTATTACCTTCTCTTATGTAAGTGTCTGAAGAGCCAAAACCTGCATCAGTAATTGGAGTACCACTAGTATTTTTAACAACAATAACACCACCTAAATCGTGTGTCATTGTAATTTTGTTAGTACTAGAATCTCTTGATACTGATAAGTTAGCAATATTTTTAGCTGTTAAGTCTGCTACAAAAGTTTCTGCTGTTGTACCACTCATAGTAACTGTTACTGCTGTACCTAAAGTTGCTGTTTTATCTGAAACTTGAATTGTAAATGTTTCAGAAGCAACAAATGTAGGTGAACTTGTTCCTGTTACTGTAGTGGCTCCTTTAGCCGTTCTTTTGAATACTTTGTATCCTGCTCTGCTGTTATCAGCTGGATCATACTTAACATAAATTGCCTCAGCCGCAACGTTTAGTCCGCCGCCTGCTTTGTCTAATCCATAGTTAGCTGATTGATCGTTTTGATAAATTGGAGCTGTTAAAGTTTCAAATAAGTTAGTTGTACTGTTGTATTTTTTAATACTAACATTAGCACCTAAATTTGGTGTAGTAGTTTTAATCCACATAGAACCACTTGGTGCTGGTTTAGTGTCTGAACTTTTAAATTCTGGAACACTAGTATGAGCACTCACTTGTAGAGTTGGAGCATAGTAAGTACCAGCCGCCAAGCCACAAACTGTGAGGATAGTTCCTGTCCCATTAGCTATTACTACTTTACCGTCATTTGTACTATCTGCTGAAGCTGTACTATCAGCATATATCTCTAACTTATTATTAACAACGTCAGCTGTAACGCCTGGTATACCGCCATTGGATATATCACTTGCTATCGAAGTAACAGTTGTACTTGAAGATGTAATTACGTTGCCGTTGATTGAAATTGTATTTCCTTGTACGATTGTAGGTGAACTTTCTGTTCCCTGTGCTACTGGAAATGATTTTTGCCAAGACGCTGTTCCAACCTGTGTCCAAGCATTGTTTGATTTTTTGTAGAACACTGGATTTTGAGTGTTAGTAGCATCAATGGCATAATCACCAATTGATCCATAAGCACTCTTAGGAACTGAACCTGAGATATCACTACTATCAGTTATGATCTTAGGAATAACGTTAGCAAATTTCTGTGTAGACTTATTCCATACTTGAATACCCCATAATGATTTTGAAGTGTCAAGCCACATTGTATTTGCCGCCGGTGTTCCTGTTGGTCTACCTGCTTGTGTAATCAGTTCTTTTAAGTTTACGTCTGCTCTTAATACATAGGCTCTATTGCTAACTCCCAATACGCTGTAAGCCGCCATAAGTCCGTACTCGTTTGTTTCAATACCGTGTAACGGAGTGCCTGATGTACTTTTGTAAAAGTTTGGTTCACCAAAGGTAGTAACTAACTCTCTTTGTGATCCAATTAAATATGTTTTTTCTGCATTTGCTTTAGTAGTACCTACTGCTGTCGCTGTTCTTGTACCACTAGTTTTGTCTTGGGCTGTAGCTATAACAATTAACGGAATCGTTCCAACGGCTGTTGGAGCGTATTGTGATTCGTCTGTTACACTAACTTGTATACCCGGTGATATAAGTGCCATTCTGTTTTCCTCACTTTAATTAAAGTTTATATAAATTTTATATGTATGTATTTAGCGATAATACTAAAAATCGCTTAAAATAAATGCCCTTTATAAAGGGCACCACCGTATAAATACTCGTATGACTAGGCCTGTTTGTATAATGTGTAATGCTCCTGCGGCAGTTAATTACAAAAAAAATGGAAAAACTTATTATCGTAAGTTTTGTGATGTATGTGTTAGGGAGAAAAAGAAACCCAATCCATTTAAAGTACACGGCTATCGTAAGTCAAGTAGTTGTGATCATTGTGGGTATAAAAGCAAATATCCTGATAGTTTTTTAATCTATTACTTAGACGGCAATAAAGCTAACACTAAAATATCTAATCTTAAGACTATTTGTTTAAATTGTAGAGTAGTATTAGGGCGAGAAGGTTGGACTAAGATTGCTGGCGATCTAACGCCTGACCTATAACTGTATGTAACTCCTCAACCGTTCCTGTATTAGCAAGAGAAACATCAAAATTAAATCCTGCCCAACGCCATTCACTAGGGTGTACATTTGGGTGGCTTTTTGATATAGGATTGTCTTCAGGTACAGGATTATATGCTTTGTTTAATTCACCAGCTTGTTCCCAATATTCAGGTTTTTCGTTTCTCCATACTTCCCAAGTATATCCGCCAATATCTTTAATCATTAGCAATTCGTTCCAAAACCTACAATCAGGTATTACATAGTTTTTATCAGGATTGTCTAGTATTTGTTGTTTAACTAGGCTTACCCATATTCCATCAAAGAAGCCCTGTCTTAAACATTCTGTTCCGTAAAGCTGTAATACACGTCTAGGTGTTACTGTTTGACCTGTTTCTTTAGACCAATAGTCATCTGGCTTTTCTCTAAATTCTCTTGACTCTACAGTATCACCTTCAAGTAAAGCTCTATCCCAGCCAAAAAGTGTAGATACACCATCTTTTAATCTATCAGCAAAACTTAATTTTACAAAGCCTTGCTTTTCAACTAAAAAATCAGCAACCGTGCCTTTACCTGAACCGATTAATCCACTTATTCCAATTATCATACTTGTATTATACTATATTTGTTGAGCGAATGTCAACTGTTTTTTTATCTTTTATTATAGAACACGGTCAACGTGTATTTCTTTATTGAAAGATATTATCCTATCCCAAACTTTACCTTCTACGCCATCACATCTAACAACGTCTTGTCTATGGTGTTCTGGATGAGGATATCCTATACCTAGTCCTACTATATCTTTAGAGTTTGAAACATTTAAAAATATTTTTCTTAAAGATTCATCTGTAAATGCTTTATGGACATTTTCTTCAAGTGCTGTTTGTGAGATACAAGAACAAAATCCTGTTTTATATCCTAAATATGAGGCCGCTAAAGCTGTGGCGCCTGAGGATATTCCTATGCCTAAGTTTGTATTAACATAATAGTCTTCTTCACAATCGTCTGGATTAATAGCGTCAGCATCATTTCTACTCCATTTATGATAATAAAGAAATAACAAAGGAGCACTTACTTGAGCATTTCTCCATTTATTGTTAGCTTCATCTTCTTCGAAGATAGCACTATCATGAACTACGTCATTTAATTTTTGATTTGTACTTACAAGTAAACTGTAATAGCCGATATTTTGTTTTGTTGGCATATTAGTTGCTACTTGAACTAATGTGTCGACATCATCTTTATTAACAGGTCTCGAATGATCCCAATTTCTTTGACATCTTTCAGCTACTAATGAGGCTTGGATTAAATCCATGATATTAACCTATAACAAAACTTAACGGCAATCCGCCTTCTGTATAGTTTAATAAATCTTGTTCTAACTTTTCTATTTCAGCGGCCGCTTCTTGTTTTAAAGCATCGCCATTCATACTAGTTCCACCTTGTGGACCAGCTACTGTGGCAAATTTACTTCTAGCTTCGCCTAACATATACTTACATTGAGCTTTTGTGTAATCATATATCCAAGGTTTAGTTCTATGATCTTTTAAAAGTGTTACATCTGGTTTGTAATTGTATAACCAAAGCAATATACTTTCGCCAGTTTCATTAATTTTTCTAACGATTGTTAATTTCTTAGATACAGGATTAAAAGTAAAGTTAATGTGTCCACCAAACATTCTAGCTGTTAGTTCTTGGTACTGTGAAAATAACTCATAAGTTGCCAAGCCACCAACTCGTCCAGCCTGCATTAAGTAAACATTAACATACCCTGCTTCAAATGGTTCAAACATATTAGAACCATCTCCCTGACTGGAGCCTATTGTTCTACGAAATACTTGTCTTACTTCTGTTACTTGACTTGGTAATATGTACTCTTGTGTATCTTTTACTAATTCTAAAAAGCCATAGCTTTCTTCAACGCCATTTGAACTACGTTGTCTGTACACATCGGCCGCGTTATTGAAAGCAATATCATAATGTTGTGGATCTAACTCCACATCTACCATGCCATCACCTAGGCTGTAACGTACAAAGTCTATAAGTTTTTGTTTTTCAGTCTGAAGTTCGGTGTTTGCCATTTTTTGTTCCTACGTTTATACTAGTATTTAGCTAGTTAGCAGGAGGATTGTGTCAGGATTAATACGACCGTTTAGCTTGGTTTCAGTTGTTTTAATAGCTTCAAAGAACTTCTTACGTTGTATTTTACCACATTTCTTAAACTCTGCTAGTTGCTCTTGTGGTTTACGAAGTGTTTTAGCAAGACTTTCGTTTTCACTAAACCTGAGTAATGTAGTACCTTTTACTTCTAATCCGGTACCATCACGTTTTTGTTTTTGTGGATCAAATACACTAGTAATATAATGTCCTAGTTTTCTAGTCTTTGTATTATATGTCCAAAGTTCTTCTGCT